GAAATTGAGGTGCGGTGCTCGGGGCCTTGGGCTGCCCCTCGGACCCCTATCTTGCGCAGTGCGCGAAGCAGTGCTATCTCTGGGGCCTGATAGCCAATTGCGGAGCGGGCGGTGGCACTGGAGCCGAAACAGATTGAGGCGATTTGCACGGGGCTGAGCAGCGGGCATTCGCTGCGCGCGATCTCGCGGGAATTGGGGATTGCGGAGAGCACGGTGCGGTATGCGCTGAAGGCGGACCCCGAGGCCTTCGCGCAAACCGCCCGCGCACGCGACCTTGGCTGCGACGCGCTGGCCGACGAGTGCATCGAGATCAGCGACAACTCGACACTCGACCCGGCTGACCGCCGCGTGCGGATCGAGACGCGCCTGAAGCTGATCGGCAAGTGGTCGCAGCGCTACGGCGACAAGGTCGACCACACGCTCACCGGCCCTGACGGCGGCGCGATCCAGATCGCGCACGCCGACGTGTCGGAGCTGGCCAAGTCGCTGCGCGGCCTCGCCTCGGGCAAGGTGATCGACGCCGCCGTGCCGTCGATCCTGACTGCACCCGCACCGAGCCTTGCACCGCCTGCACCAACTCCAAATGGTGACGACCTGCTATGACTGGCGGCGACCTGATCGCCTTTGCGCTCCTGCTGGCCTCGCTGCTGGCCATCGTCCTGTCCGCGCGTGACTGACACGCTCGAGGCCCACCTTGCGGCGATGAAGCCGGAGGACCGCGCGTTCCTCCGGTGGCAGGCGGCATGGTGCTCGACCGCCCGGCCCGAGCAGATACCGCCCGACGGCGACTGGACCGAGTGCGGCGTGCTGGCGGGCCGGGGCTTCGGCAAGACGCGCGTCGGCGCCGAGTGGCTCGGGCGTGCCGTGTACGAAGACCCGAGCGGCCTGCCGTCCTACGTCGTCTGCCCGACGCTGGGCGACGTGAAGCGCGTCGCCTTCGGCGGCGAGAGCGGCCTCCTGTCCGTCATCCCGCCCGAGCTGATCGTGGCGACCAACATGACCGACCTGACCATCACCATGCGCAACTGCGCGGGCGGCACGAGCCTGATCCAAGGCTTCAGCGCCGAGAACCCGGAGCGGCTGCGCGGGCCACAAGGTGCGAGAAGCTGGTGCGATGAATTAGCCGCGTGGGGCTACGCCGAGGAGACGTGGGACATGATGCAGATGGGCCTGCGCCTCGGCCCCCGGCCGCAGGTGCTGTGGACCACGACACCGAAGCCAAAGGAGCTTGTGCGGCGGCTGTCGGCCCCGAAGGCGGGCCGCCTTGTCGTGCGCGGCTCGACCTTCGACAACAAGGCGAACCTGCCGACATCGTTCTTCGCCGCGCTCGAGCAGTACGAGGGCACGACGCTCGGCCGGCAGGAGCTGTACGGCGAGCTGATCGACCCGGAGGAGAGCGGCATCATCAAGCGCAGCTGGCTGCGCCTGTGGCCCGCCGACAAGCCGCTGCCCCGGCTGGACTGGATCATCATGTCGTTGGACACGGCCTTCACCGAGCGCACGCTCGACAAGAAGGGCGACCCCGACCCGACCGCGTGCGGTGTGTGGGGCATCTTCCAGCACGAGAAGCGGACCAACATCATCCTGCTCGACTGCTGGGAGGACCACCTTGGGATGCCGGACCTGATCCGGCGCGTGAAGCGCGAGCTGAACACCGCCTACGGCGACGACGAGGATCAGGCGCTAATCAAGCCGATGTTCGGCTCGAGCAAGCCGCTCACCTCCGGACGCAAGCCGGACATCCTGCTGATCGAGGACAAGGGCAGCGGCATCAGCCTGCGCCAGATGCTGTCCGAGGCGGGCATCGAGGCCTACGCCTACAACCCCGGCCGCGCCGACAAGCTGAGCCGCCTGCACATCGTGAGCCCCGTCTTCGCCCAGCGCCGCGTCTGGCTGCCCGAGAGCAACAAGCACGCCGGCAAGCCCCGCACTTGGGCCGACCCGCTGGTCACCCAGCTGTGCAGCTTCACCGGCGAGGGCAGCATCAAGCACGACGACCATGTCGACCAGACCACACAGGCCATGCGGCTCGCCCTCGACAAGGGCATGCTGCGGCTGGTCTCCGACGAGAAGGTGCAGAAGGCCATCATCGAAGACGACGCGCGCCGCCAGTCACGCCCGCGCGTCAACCCGTACAGCCAGTGATTGCGTCGCACCGCCCACCCGTGATAGACGCATAGCCAACCCGAGTAGCAGGACCGCCAAATGGACGACGAGAACGAGCAGATCGAGGGCGAGTACGTCGAGCTTCCCGGTGAAGCGGACGACGTAGTCGACACCGAGGACGGTGGCGCCATTGTCACGCTCGACGACGAGGACGGCCCGCCGGCGGGCGAGAGCGAGTTCTACGCCAACCTCGCCGAGACGCTGCCCGAAAGCGACCTGTCCAACCTGTCCGCCCGCTTCCTCGACCTGATCTCCAAGGACAAGGAGGCGCGCAAGAAGCGCGACGAGCAGTACGAGGAGGGCATCCGCCGCACCGGGCTGGGCGACGACGCACCCGGCGGCGCGCAGTTCGCCGGCGCGAGCAAGGTGGTCCACCCGATGCTGACCGAGGCGTGCGTCGACTTCGCCGCCCGCGCCATGAAGGAAATCTTCCCGCCCGAGGGTCCGGCCAAGGACTTCGTGCCGGGCAAGGTCACCGAAGAGAAGGTCAAGAAGGCCGAGCGCAAGTCCACCCTGCTTAACTGGCAGATGACGGTCCAGTGCCCCGAGGTCCGCGCCGAGCTCGAGCAGCTCATGACGCAGGTTCCGCTCGGCGGCGCGCAGTACATGAAGCTCGGCTGGGACGAGAAGCGCAACCGGCCCACCTTCCTGTTCGTCGCCATCGACGACATGTACCTGCCCTACGCGGCGACCAACTTCTACACGGCGCAGCGCCGCACGCACGTCCAGTACCTGACGCAGCTCGACTACGAGCAGCGCGTCAAGAGCGGCATGTACCGTGACGTCGACCTGTCCGCGCCGGGCATGGAGCCGGAGCAGTCCGGCGCAGGTAAGGCCAACGACAAGATCGAGGGCCGCGACCAGACGAGCTACAACGAGGACGGCCTGCGGATCGTCTACGAAATCTACGCCATCGCGCAGATCGAGGACGGCGAGGACGCGGCCCCCTACATCATCTCGGTCGACAAGCCGACCGGCAAGGTGCTGTCGATCTACCGCAACTGGGACGAGGAAGACGACACGCAGGAAGAACTGCAGTGGTTCGTCGAGTTCCCGTTCATCCCGTGGCGCGGCGCGTACCCCATCGGCCTGCCGCACATGATCGGCGGCCTCTCCGGCGCGGCGACCGGCGCCCTGCGTGCCCTGCTTGACGCGGCCCACATCCAGAACACGCCCGCGGGCCTGAAGCTCAAGGGCGCCAAGATCGGCGGCCAGAGCGAGGCTCCGGTGCCGGGCGAGATCAAGGAGATCGAGGGCGGCCTGAACGTGGACGACGTCCGCAAGCTGTTCATGCCGATGCCCTACAACGCGCCCAGCCCGGTGCTGTTCCAGCTGCTCGGCTTCCTGATCGACGCGGGCAAGGGCGTCGTCCGCACCTCGCTCGAGGACATCGCCGACGGCAACCCGAACGCGCCGGTCGGCACGACGCTGGCCAAGCTCGAGCAGGGCTCGGTCGTCTACTCGTCGATCCACAGCCGCCTGCACGACGCCATGGCGCGCATGCTGCGCGTGCTGCACCGCCTCAACGCGATGTACCTCGACGACGAGCGGCTGGAGCAGGACGCCGGCGAGGAACTGGCGACGCGCGGCGACTTCGAGGGGCCGATGGACGTCGTCCCGGTCTCCGACCCCAACATCTTCAGCGAGACGCAGCGCTACGCGCAAATCCAAGCCGTGGCGCAGCGGGCCGCCGCCCTGCCGCAGCTGTACGACGCTCGCAAGGTCGAGGAGCGCATCCTCGCCACGCTGAAAATCCCCAACCCGGACCAGCTGCTCGTCCCGCCGATGCAGCCCAAGGAGCAGAACGCGGTCAACGAGAACGTCGCCGCGACGCTCGGGCGCCCCATCATGGCCTTCCCCGAGCAGGACCACCTCGCGCACCTCGAGACGCACCTCGCATACCTCACCAGCCCGATGCTCGGCTCCAGCCAGCTGATGGCGCCGACCTTCATCCCGGCCATCCTGCAGCACTTCAAAGAGCACATCGCCCTGTGGTACGCCTCGGCCGTGGTCGAGATCAGCAGCGCGGGGATCGGCGAGGACGTCGGCAAGATGATGAAGACGCTCGGGCCGGATGCGGACACGCGCCGCGAACTGGACCGGCTGCTCGTCGAGGCCAGCGCCGTGGCGGCGCAGACCAGCAACCAGCTGTTCGCGCAGCTGCCGGCGGTCATCCAGAAGGCGCAGCAGATCATGCAGCAGTTTGCCCCGCAGCCGATGCAAGACCCGCGTCTGGCCATCGAGGGCCAGAAGGTGCAGCTCAAGCAGCAGGAGATGCAGCAGGACGCCGCCCTCGAGAGCCAGAAGCTGCAGGCCGCCACCCAGCAGGACGCGCAGGACGCTCAGGCCGACATGGCCGAGCTGCAGGCGCGCATGGCCATCGAGCAGCAGCGCCAGCAGGCCGAGGACGCCCGCGCGGCGGCCGACCTGCAGGCCCGCATGACGATGAACACGCAGGACAACGCCACGGCCATGCAGTTGGCCGCGGCTGAAATCCAGAGCGGCGAGCGCGTGGCGGTCTCGACCGGCACCGGCATTAACCCCAATCCGTAAGGAGCGAGACGGATCATGAGCAGCAGTTTGGAAATCGACGAGGCCGCAAGCGCGGCTGTGGCGGTGGCACCCCGCGTGACGCTGGAGAGCATGGAAGCGAAGATCGTGAGCGACGACTTCGTCGTGGTCGACGGGCTGCTCACGGTCTGCATCTTGAAGATGCAGAATGGCTTTT